CAAACTGATGCCACAGAAGAGTGTGTGATGCGAACTTGTGATTCCAACGGCAACACATCAACCAGCATAGGTGATGATGGAGCCAGTGTGCCTGAAGGTGTTGCAATCAAAGATATTCAACTCACAACTAATTCAGACAATCACATTTTTATCATTGATAGTGCCATTGACTTACATGTCCAAAATGTGCATTTCAAAGGAAACTTTACCAACCAAGATGGCCAAACAAATGGCAAAGCATGTGTTGACATCAGAGGCACACAAGCAAACAAATCTTCAAGGTTGTTTTTTGTATCTTGTGCATTTGAAAAAAGTGAGTTTGGATTGAACTCTGACTTTGATTGTCAGGACATTCTTATTACTGGTTCAGAATTTCAAAACTTGCACAGAGGAATGAATCTTGGCGAAGGCGCTGATGGCTCCACTGGCGGTAAGACACTAGGTCCAACAGGCGTGTTGGCACAAGGAAACAGATTCGATCAGATTGATGCAGAGGGTGTATTCATTCACAGCAATGGTGGTAGACCTGAAGGCAACATCTTAGCAGGAAATTCTTTTAGAGATGTTGGTACCAATTCAGATGATTCTTCCGAACTGCCTGCTTTGAATTTTGAACATGCAAATAACTTTGCTTATGGCAATTATTTTTTTAGATCTGATTTGATGTCTAACTTTGCAGGTTCGTTATACCATGAGACTCCAGTCAGAAATGAACTAACACTCAGTGACAACGCATCAACATTTCAAAATGCAATTGACCCACACACAAACGCCGCTGTGCAAGTTGACAATCAAAGAGAAGTGCATGTAGACATTGACTATAGCATCACCAGAGGCACTGCCAAACGCAGAGGCACACTGAGAGTTGAGTCTACTCCAACCAATGTTGTATTCACAGATGAGTTCACAGAAAATTCGGCCACAGGTGTTACGCTTAAAGTAGATGCGGCAGGCATACTGCAATTCAAAACAACTTCAACTGGTTCAACTGCTAGTATGAAGTATCGCTTTCAAAACTTGATCTAATACCTAATTATCCACACCAGTATTAACGATTATGCTTTACTAAAGAGCCTTTTCATCATATACTAAGTATCGCACTTATTCATAGCAAAAACTTAAAATATACAAATGAACAAACCAAATGAAACACTAATAATCAAACGTGATGGCTCCAAAGAACCATTAGACATTAACAAGATGCACTTTGTTGTTGAGCAATCTTGCGAAGGTCTAACTGGTGTGAGTGCATCTCAAATTGAAATGAATTCACACATACAATTCACCAACAACATGACATCCAAAGACATCCAGGACATATTAATACGTTCTGCCAATGATCTCATCACATTAGAAAATCCCAACTACCAATTTGCGGCATCAAGACTGCTGTTATGGAATGTGTACAAAGAAGTATTTGGCCAATTTCAACCCAAACATTTTGTTGATGTGATCCAGAAGAATGTTGATCGTGGAGTGTATGATGCACAAATTTTAGAAAATTATACAGAAACAGAATTAAAAAAATTAAACACATGGATAAAACATGATAGAGATTTAGATTTTACATTTGCTGGGCTTAGACAAGTGGTGGACAAGTATCTTGTGCAAGACAGATCAACTGGCGAAGTGTATGAATCACCGCAGTTCATGTACATGATGATTTCAGCCACACTGTTTGCTGGCTATTCAGCAGACACTCGCATGTCTTACATTAAAAAATATTATGATGCAATATCAACCTTCCAAATCAATATTCCAACGCCGGTGATGGGCGGAGTGAGAACTCCAATCAAACAGTTTGCATCTTGTGTGTTGGTCGATGTTGATGACACACTGTCCTCAATTTTTTCATCTAATTCTGCTGTGGGATATTACATTGCACAGAGAGCAGGTATTGGATTGAACTTGGGTCGCATCAGAGCAATCAACTCAAAGATCAGAGGTGGCGAAGTGGCACACACTGGAGTGATTCCTTTCCTCAAAGTGTTTGAAGCCACAGTGAGATCATGCACACAGAATGGCATCAGAGGCGGATCAGCCACAGTACACTTTCCAATATGGCATCAAGAGATTGAAGACATCCTTGTACTGAAAAACAACAAAGGCACAGAAGACAACAGAGTGCGTAAGTTGGATTACTCAATTCAGATATCAAAAATATTTTATGAACGTGTATTACAAGATGCAGACATCACACTGTTTTCTCCACACGATGTGCCAGATCTTTATGATGCCTTCGGTCATGACAATGACAAGTTTGATGAACTGTATACAAAGTATGAAAACGATCGCAAGACACCCAAAAAGAAAATCAAAGCCATGGATTTATTTTCCGCACTGCTGAAAGAGCGAGCAGAGACAGGTAGAATATATGTAATGAACATAGACCATGCCAACTCTCACTCATCATTCAAAGACCCTGTGAGAATGTCTAATCTATGTCAAGAAATTACTCTGCCCACTGTGCCAATACAAAGTGTTGATGATGATCAAGGTGAAATAGCACTGTGCATACTGTCAGCAGTCAACGTAGGCACTCTCAAATCACTAGATGATTTAGAAAACATATGTGACCTGTCTGTGAGAGCACTAGAACAAATCATTGACTATCAAGGTTATCCTGTCAAGGCAGCTGAAATATCAACCAAAGCAAGAAGATCGCTGGGTGTTGGGTACATTGGTCTTGCACACTATCTTGCAAAAAACAAAGTCAAGTATGCAGATAAAGAAGCATGGCAACTAACACATGATCTGTCAGAAGCATTTCAATACTATCTGCTCAAAGCATCCAACAATCTTGCCAAAGAACGTGGTGCTTGTGATGGATATGCTCAAACAAAATATGCTGATGGCATATTGCCCATAGACACATACAAAAAAGACATTGATGCCATCATACCAAACAAACTCAAGATGGATTGGCAAACTCTAAGAAAAGACATCAAAGCACACGGACTGAGACACTCAACACTGTCTGCACAGATGCCAAGTGAAAGTTCATCTGTGGTATCAAATGCCACCAACGGCATTGAACCGCCCAGAGCATTGTTGTCCACAAAGAAGTCAAAGAAAGGTCCACTCAAGCAGGTGGTGCCACAGTATCAAACACTGAAGAATCATTATACTTTGTTGTGGGACATGCCATCCAATGAAGGTTACATCAATGTGGTATCAATGATGCAAAAATTCTTTGATCAAGCAATTTCAGGCAATTGGTCTTACAATCCACTGCACTTTGAAAACAATGAAGTGCCAATGTCAGTAATGATCAAAGATCTATTGACCACATACAAGCTGGGATGGAAGACATCATATTACCAAAACACCTATGACTACAAAGGGGAAGAAGACACAGTACAACCTCAAGGTATAGAAGATACTGTGGAACAAGACAACATTCAGTCAATGACCGATGCTGTGTCTGAACAAGAAGATGACGAAACCTGCGATGCATGTGCAATATAGGTTGACACAAACAAACAAGGAAGTATAATTAAAACAATGAGCAAAACAGTATTCAACAGAAAAGAAGTAGATTTCACCAAACAGCCAATGTTTTTTGGTGAAGATCAGAACACACAAAGATATGACCAATTCAAGTATCCAGAGATGGACAAACTTAATCAACGCATGTTGGGCTACTTTTGGAGACCAGAAGAAATTTCATTGCAAAAAGATCGTGCAGATTTTCAGACATTTCGTCCAGAACAGAAACACATCTTTACAGCCAATCTAAAATACAAACACTGTTGGATTCTGTACAAGGCAGAGGGCCTTGTTTATCTTTTTTACCTTACTGTTCATTGCCTGAACTAGAAGGTTGCATCATCACATGGGATTTTATGGAAACCATCCACTCACGTTCGTACACTTATATAATGAAAAATGTGTATGCTGATCCGTCAGAAGTGTTTGACACAATTCTTAATGATGAAGAAATTGTAAAGCGAGCAATCTCAGTCACAGAAAATTATGATAGATTTTCACAACTAGCACAAGACTATTTTGTGAAAGGCATAGGCGATATCAAAGAAGTCAAGAAACAATTATATCTTGCCATGGTGAATGTTAACATCCTTGAAGGATTACGATTCTATGTGTCATTTGCTTGTACATTTGGCTTTGGCGAATTGAAACTCATGGAAGGTTCTGCAAAAATTATATCATTTATTGCAAGAGATGAAGCCACACACCTTAACCTATCCACTCAGATTATTAAGAAGTGGCAAGAAGGTGATGACCCTCAAATGAAACAGATTGTTGCTGAATGCAAAGACGAAGTCATAGACATGTACAAACTGTGTGTTGAAGAAGAAAAAGCTTGGGCCAAACACTTGATGAAAGAAGGCACTATTATTGGACTCAATGAAAAACTGTTGGGCGACTATGTTGAATTTGTTGCCAACAAAAGACTCAAGTCAATTGGATTTGATCCATTATTTGACAGACCATTGAATGCAAACCCACTACCATGGACACAACATTGGTTGAGTTCAGCAGGACTTCAAGTTGCTCCACAAGAAACTGAAGTTGAATCATATATCATCGGTGGAGTTAAACAAGACGTCAACAAAGACACACTGGCAGGCTTTAAACTTTAATGCTTATCGACGCAGGATTTAAGTCAAATGACATTATCGCTATGCGTATACAAGGCGGCGACGAAGTTATTGCAAAGTTTTTATCACAAGACGACAAAACAGTCAAAGTTAGTAAACCACTAGCACTTGCAATGACACAACAAGGCATTGGCATGCAACAGTATCTTGTGATGGGTGACATGACCAAAGATTTTGTTTTCAACAAAGCATCTGTGGTAACCATGCAAAAAGCCAACAAGCAAGCCGCTGACAACTACATTCAAGG